GGAAAACTTTGTCGGTTACTTCCGGCGAGCCGAAGTTGGTTGGAGCACCCATAGGTTTAAGTTTAGTGCCGTTGGTGGGAGGTTTTTAAGCTCCCACCGCAGCAGCATTTATGGGTTAGAAGGAGGTGGTGTCGAGCTTCACATCGACGTTCTCAGAAGCGCCACGGTTGAAGGTCTTAATACCGAAGACGGTCAGAAGACCAACACCCATGCCGAACTTACCGCCGCTGATGAGCTTGTCGGTGTCAGCGGTGATTTCCTTCTGGATAACCATATCCACGGAACCCTTAACACCGAACAGGTTGTGCTGAGTCGGCACAGACCACACGTCGGAAGCGTCAGAGCCGGAAACGGTCATGTAGGAAGCACCCTTAGCGCGAGCTTCGATGTAGGTGGTGCCGTCCACTGCAACCCACTTCTGGGCGGTGCGGATGTTGGCAGCGGAAAGCGCCACACCGTTCGCCGTGGTGGTGTCAGGAGCGTTGATGAGGGTAACGAGGTTGGTGAGCGTTCCAGCGGTCGTGCCGGCGATAAGGACGTTACCAGCGGTCGTACCGATGGAGGTGACGAAGGTGAAGGTGATGCCGTTAATGGTAACGGTATCGTTGTTCGATGGGTTGTTGGCTGGAGTCCAGCGAGCGGAACCAGTCAGGTTGTTCGTCATGTACAGGTCAAAACCTGCGTACGAACCCTGAGAGGCAAACTCGGCAGTCTTATCGCCAAGAACAGAAGCCTTGCCAGCAACGCGCTCCCAGAGCACCTGAAGGAACTGCGGGGAGATAGCAGCGAAGCGACCTTCGCGCTCAGCGTTCGCCACATCGAGCTTGCGGTTAGCAGCGGAGAAAACCGAGTCCACGTTGGAGGTGGAGAGGGTAACACCAGTGCCAGCCGTGCCACCGAGGTCAGAAGCGTCAACAGTGTTCGACGCGCTGAAAGCCTCGTACAAGAACTCCGCATCCTGGGCAATAGCCAAGGTCTTGGCGGCATCCTTCGAGTAGATGGCGAGCGAGTCGTGCAGGTTCTGCGTTTCATCAATAGCGTCGATGGCAAAATAAATTGCCTTCTGCTTGTTGATGGTCAACTTGTCGGAAGTAGAGGCCAAGTCCTGTGCGGTGAGCGCAGTGAGCTTGGAGTAGTTTTCAGCGACCAATTCCGTGCGGTATGGGCGATCAACGGAAACACCATACTTCAGGGAGTCGGATTCGGAGAAAGATGCGACCGAGCGGAAAACAGTCTGCTTCTGGAGCAGGCGGCTGACCACTTTGGACCACATTAGGGGAGAGTAAGCTGTAAGGCTGTTGGCCATATTGGGCAGTAAAATCCGTTATTAAACGGACCCTCCCACCACACCGTTAGATTCGTACACCAGAACGAGCCTTTAGACCTTTCGCCTGCCAGTCGATATATGCGTCAATCTGCTCAGGAGTCATATCCTTGAGCTTGCTATCAGACATATTCGAGTAGTCAGGTTCTGCGGCGACTTGTGCCTTGGCAGCCTTACCCTCTGCACTTGGCGGGGCGGAAGCAAGATTCAATTCATCGCGGAGTTTGTAGGCCAGAAGTTCGAGCGGTACTTTTTCGTTTCCTTCGGCGTAGGCAGTTTCCTTCAGGTCATTCTCATGGCCTTTCAATTCAGGAAACTTTGCGAGGGTCTGGGACAATTCCTTCTGGAAGCCAGCTTCCTCCGCCTGCGCTTCAAGCTGTTGCTTGAGAGCAAGGACGGATTTATATTCGTCCGGCACTTCAGTTTTAGTCATGCGCTTAGTTGCTTCGAGGATACGCTTCACCACTTCTGGCGAGGCATCTTCACCAGCAACCTCTTTGGCAACAGCCTCAATATCATTGGCCTTGGCCTGTTCCTGGGAGGCTTGCAGTGCTGCAAGTTTCTGCTCAAGCTCAGCAGCTTTGGCTTTTGCTTCTTGGGCTTCGTGTCGCCATGCGTTGGCTTTTTGGACCGGAATATACTTGGACTTCCTTTCGGAACGCTCCGGCTTCGGCTCATCCTGAACTTCCTCCTTAGGGGGTTCACGATGATCTTCAGCTTTCACTTCAGGCTTTGCTTCCTGTTCCGCCTTAGGCTTTTCAGCTTCGGGCTTCACCTCGGCTGCTGGTGCCTCCTGCGTGGCTTCCAGCTCTTTTGCGACGGCTTCGCTAATAGCGCGTGCGTCGTCCGCTGTTGGCTCATTGGCCATAGTCTATTCGGGGACTAGTCGTCCTAGTTTAAGCGCACCAGGATGTAGCGCGGGCCTAGTAACCGAAGTCCCAGGCGAGTGTTACCCACTCATCGCTGCACCCAGTAGATGCAGCGGGAGAGGGTAAGACTAACGAACGTGTCGAGTCATGTTTTCAAGCTGTCTAATTGCTTCGGTCTTATCAGCGTAGTGTCCGACCACCTGACCTTCGCGGTTGACCATCTTGAAGTTGCCTTCCTTGATTATCTTCCAGCCTTTGATGACCACGATAACTTCTTCAGTGTAATGCTCCGGTTCGTGGACTACCTTAGGAGCCTCCTTAACGACTTCTTCAGCGGCTGGCTCCACAGGCTGTTCCGCGTGGAACTTCGCCATGTGATTTTTCAGCCACGCTTCACTCTTAAACTCTTTATCGCACTGTTCGCACTTCATATTTATTCTTCAATCTCCTTCGCCACGAACGCGGCAGCGACAGATTCTTCTAGCGACTGTGCGGCGACCGGTGAGAACGCGCCACGCACTTGTTCGAGCGCCTGGAACTTCACGATGGAGAACAGGAGCTGCTCCGGCGTTACCTTGCTCGTGTCGCAGAACAAGATGTTAAAGGCCAAGATGTCAGCGGAGCGTTGCGTGGCTCCGATGGCCGCAGATACCTGCTCGCATTCCGCGAGCTTGGCGGCTTTCGCTGCGGACTCCCATGCTTTCTCTACGGTATCAAGGGACTTGTTCAGCTCATCCTTATCTTCATACGCTTCGGCTTTTTCGCGGAACTCCTTGAGGCGCAGTTTGAAGCTGTCGAATTGGCTCATGCTAATGGTTGGTTATTTAACATTTGTGGCATTGGTTGCTCGCCCATCGCTTCATTCGGCATCTGCTCCTGCGCGGGTGCTGCTTGTTCTTCTGGTCCAGTAGGCTCAGCAGAGGGGTTGATACCTTTGACCGCCGCATCCTCATACGCTTGGTTTGCTACGTTCTTGGCAGCTACAGGCAGGTGAGCGTTGGCGTAAGCGATAAGGCGTTCATGCTCGGGGCCAGCGCCGTCAGTAAACTGCTGTGCGGCATCGAGAATGGTTTGAACGAACACTGTAGTTGCTCCGTAGTACATCGGCGGCTTATCGCCTTCCAGCAGTTTCTCAACCGCTTCTTGTGCCCTGAGTTGCTGATCACGGTATTCGCTGCCAGCGTCCTTGTTGAGCAAGAGTCTGATTTCTTCTTCTTCCCAGCCAGCGGCTTTTAGACGTGCGCTGACCGCCTGATTCTGGTTGAACGCTGCGCCGGTAGTTGGGTTGGCGAGAACCGCATCGAGGGCCGCGCCGCGCTCTTTGCGTTTGGCTTCTGATACTGCGGCCTCTGCGCTGCCACCCGTGATACTGATACCCAGTGTTGGGTCGATGTTACGGGCCAAGAGGTAAGTCATCTCATTACCCTTTGCGCCAACCGACTCCACCGCAACCTTACCAGTGAGGTTTCGCTTGACCTGCCAGATGAAGCGTACTGCTGCTCTGCGCCAAGCGTTGCGGTAGTAGCGGCTGGTGAGGCCCATGCGATCCGCCACCTGCGCCAAGTTTCCCTGATAAATCCCCAGCGTGTCCTCTTGGCTGGTTCCTTGCGTGTCAGGGGTCACGCCAGTCTTCTGGCCAATGAACCCGTCCATGAAGCTGATGACGTTCATCGCCATGTTCACATCTGGGGTTTCAATGACCTTGAAGGCCGCATCGAGTCCGCCAGGCATACCTGCGGCACCAGGCTTTGCTACCACAAGGCCGTTTGGTGCGCTGATAGCCATATCAGCCGCGCTGATGCGCTCTGGGTCAAAGACCTTCGTGCCCCAGTTTTTCTTTTGAATGTTCGTCATCATCTCCATCGCCGTAACGCGGAGGGCTTCAGCGGCCTGCCTAATGTCATCGCCAGGCGCTTTAGACCAGAACACCTTGTTGTCTTCAAATGGTGCCCAGGACACCCACGGGAGCAGGTCTACGCCATAGCGTTCCTCCAGGGTGCCATCTTTGAGAACCTGCTTAGACTCCGGCGACCAATGAACCAGGTGGCGCACACCTTCTTCGTCATAGCTTACATGCTCGCAAATGCGATAGAGTATCGTGCCTGCTGTGGTGTACCCATAGCCAGCCTGCGCAAGCGATGACCAGCGGCCTGTGGATACTGATTCAGTTTTGAAGGTATCCATTGACGAGGTAGGTCCAGCGATAATCCTGTCCACCGCCTCTTTGTCATACATCCCTGACTTTACGCCATCTAGGAGCTGCTTCTTGGTGCGGAAAATGCCGTCTTGGATGACAAACCGGTGGTCTTCTAAGTCGCCACCGCCGTTGGGGTCGGTCACCATGTCGTAAGGATCAACAGCGAGAATATCTATGCAAAAAGGCTTCTTGCGACCCACTATCTTGAGAAATGCGCGGCCATAGCGTGCGGCATGGCGCTTTCCCATGAGGTCAGCCATGGCGTAGTCCCCATCAGGCTTAACGCTTTGGTCCTTCCAGAGCGAGTCCATCTGCCGGCCAATCCTGGCCTCGCCAGCCTGAGAGCCACCGAACTTGATGATAGGGGAGTCATCAAGCTTGCTTACCAATGTATCTTCCCAGCCAGCGTAAATTGGAAGGAAAAAATTGTACGGTAGCTTGGAATACACTGGAACGGAGCCGTTATACGCGGCATCGTTCTTTTCCCAAAAACCTGTAACGCGAGGTTGCTTAGCCAAGCGCCCAGCTTCAAGCTCCTGGCTCAGTTGCGATATTGAGATACCCATGCGAAAAGGTTAAGTCGCTTTACACCATAGCATATTCGCGGCGAAAAGTCACGCGCGTTTTGTCAAGATATTGACGGAAACCCCACTGACGGCTGAAGCACTTGGACTTGGGCGCGGGCTTCGGCGTGAATCTTGTCGAGGATTGACTTGTCATCGAGCCTGCCGTTGAAGCCGTAGCGTGCAGCATCGAGCGCGTGGTCATCGCCACCGTCCGGTGTGTTGATAATCTTGCCGTCGCGGTCGGTCATCCAGAGATAGTTCCGGTATTCGCGGATGAGATTCACGCTGCGCTTGGTAACGCTGATGCGCTGATCCTGCATGTATTGAATCCCTTGGTTGATTGACCCTGGACCTTTCACTGCGCCAATGATGTTGATGCCGCGCTCGCGCAGTTCGTCGATGGACTTCGGCTCCGCGCTGTCTGCAACAGTGAGAACTGGCGTGAGATTTTTTAATGTGTCTGCAATCTCGCGGTTGGTGAGTCCTGTCTGATAAATAATTTCATCGAGAATAAATCCGCCGTTGTATCTGTAAACATCAACGCACGCAGTTGGGTCGTTGGTGTATCCGAAATCTAACCCACGTCGCTCCAGCCTTGCTTCGTGTGGAATCGCGTCAATGATTTGCCAGTCTTTGTAAATGCGTCCTTCAACTTGTCCGAGCTGTCCTTCACCGTAAACGGTCCACCACGATTTATTGTTTTTTCTTTTCTCAATCGCAGCGACAATCTCCGGTGATAATCCTTCGTTGTCTTTGTATGTAAGCGTGATGAAATCAACATCATCGCGCCGCCCGTTTACTTCGGTGTAAAACCAATACTCACTGACGGGATTGTGGTCGATAAAAATAAACTCTTTCGTTCGCACTTCCAGTTGGTCAAACGCCTCATACGGAATATTGTTGGCCTCGTTGATAAATAACCGCTCGCGCCGTGGACCACGCACTTTGCTTGGTTGGTCTGCACTGAAGAACTCAATGCGACTCCCCGTTTCAAATGTGTACACAAAATCACTCCGGTTCCATGCTTCTTCTTTGAAGTAGCCATGGCCTTCCATGATGTTTAAGAAGTCGCGCATCACGCCTCGTTTGAGGTGGGGGAAACTTTCGCTGACTATCGAAGTGAGCGTTGGTGTTGTATCGCGCTGCGCTCGGTCAATCAAAACAAGCAAGATGCTAATTGTCTTGCTTGCAGATGTGCCACCGCTAATAGCACGGATGCGCTTTGTGAGCGCAAGCACTTTCTTAGTCGCTGTTGTCGCTTGATACCTCATCCGATGTTGATGCTAGGAGAATCGGCACCGGTAAATCTTTTCCGTTCGTGGTTACGTCAACCTGTTGCATCGCCTTACCGACACCACGATCAAGCATTTCTTTTATCGCGGGGAGGTCGCCACCAAGTGCTTTATCCACCAGAACCTTTGCCAAAGGCTCTGCGTTTTCTTCGGCTACACGAATAAGGGCCGCGCGTAATTTTGATGCCATTAACATCGGGCGGCCAGCGAGCTGTGCATTGACTACTGAGCTAAAAGCTCTGCGATCCATTTGACCATCCTTTCTGGTCCTGGCCATAAAAGACGAAATCTAAGAATCTAATATCTGCAAAAAAGTAGTATCCCGCACCGCGCTGCCGCGTTACTTACTCCGCGAGCTTTCCCCGCGGGCAGCGTAGTGGGGTTCGTGCTGTAGTGTAACAGCATATACGAAATGGGGAAAGCTCTACGGCCTTATCGTTGCATGGCATACGAGGCTGCCGTTATGAAGATTGTCCTCTCTCCCAAATCCATAACCACCATACCATATCCGCGCCCATACTTCCATAGCATTGTCAAGTCTCCTTACACAATAACTGCTGGGTTATCCCCAACCCACCGTTGACCATCCTCTTTTATGGCGCTACAATAACGGCATAATCATAACAGCCCAACTATGCCCACCCATATTCTCCCGCCGGCAGTCCCTATGAGCGCGCCTGGCATCACCCTAGCCCAGCGGTATCACAATATCGCGGGAGCCTATGCCGCGAGCATCCTAGGGCATTCTGTGGCCTCCCAGACCACAAGGAACAGGCTCACCCGCCTCGACCTCCTACTCCACCTCGCCAAACTCCCTGGCGCTGATCGCCATGCGCTCGCGGCAGGGTTGCTACGCAGTGGACTATCGTATAAAAGCGTCGCCAATCTGCTGCGGTTTAGTAGGCGGTCAGCATAGCTGGCGGCACCATCCAAAACCACTCCAAGTCGGGGTGGTTTTTCGTATCCTAAAAAAGTGTAAAGCTCCCGACACCAACCCCTGCTGTGAAATGCACCCCCCAATGGGTACCCCCACTCCCAATACCAGAGGCACCCCCCTCTATAAAGATTTTTTTTACTTACTTTTAGTTTGTACTTACATGGGTGGGGGGTGCGTCTTTGCTGTGTTAAGCATTTTTGCTAGGGGGGGGTATACCCCCTGCAAATCACAGCAGGGGTATGTGGATAACTTTGAAAGTTGAAAAATCATCTGTCAAAGAAAAATAACAA